CATTTGTTTGTAATAAATTTAAATTAGTAGCATTTATTGGAGTTTTTGTACTAGGTAAGTTTTCAAAGTTAATTTTTTCCATTATTTATCACTCTCCGTTTCTTTTATTTTATTTTCTAATTTTTCTATCTTTTTCATTAGTTCTTGAATTACCACTAATTCTAATCTTGTTAAATCTTCACTAGAATAATTTTTTATATCTCCATTTTGTTCATTTTGAACTACATGAAGCAATGTATTCAACTTAGTATCTTCTATGTCTTCAATTATGAATCCATAATTTTCTTTTTTACCATATTGAACCTTGTAATCATATTCTTTTAAAGGAATATTTTTAATCAAATCATACAATTCATCTTTTTTATCTTGTGATAATTCTTTAATATTTTTCTTTGTTGCTCTTGAAGAGCTTCCGCCTATAGCCACGCCATTCGCATATATTGTTCCTGTGCTTCTTAATTTTAAAGTTCCATTAGCGCATTCACAAGCACTCTTTTCAGTTGTTCCTGATGCTGTACCCATACAAGCTAAATAAGCTGTTGCTCCACTGCAAGCCTTTAAGTCCAAATTAACTGATGGAGCCGATACAACACCATTTGAATTACTACTTAAACCTATACCAGCAGTAGCACTTAATCTAGCAGCATTAGAAAGTATCATACTTCCACCGCTAGAATTAAACACACTTATTATGCCATTATATGTATCTAGCTTCATTCTACTATTTGATATTATTCCAGAGCCAACAGACATACCAGCAATTGAACTAGAGTTTGGCGATAAATAAGTTCCTGCCAAACTAATAGCAGCAGCACTTATTGTACCAGCATTTATTCTATCTGCATTTATATTTTGTGAAGAAAAATTAGTTGTTGTTATAAAGTCACTGGATACTTTGTCAGTGGTAATTGATCCACTTTTAATCTCTTCTGATGTTATAGTTCCACTTTTTATTTGATTAGCAGTAATCGAGCCTGTTGATATTTTATTTCCATTTATCGTAGTAGCTGTATTATTATTAATAGCTGTTACCATGCCACCTATATTAACTTTATTTGCTTGTATTGTTATGGTTTCTGGAGTTTGATTGATTTTAGATATTATTTCATCGTTTCCTACTTTTCTGCTAACTTCCAAATCTATTTCATCTTTTGTTTGGGTTATTTTTGAATTCATTTCGACTTTAGTAGCAAATTGAGTAGTATAAATATTTTGTACCATTAACCTAACATATAAATAAGCATTAGGCTGTCCCGACATATAAATTTCATAATCACCATTAATCAAATTTATAGTAGGATAAGTTAAATCTTCCTGTATTGAATTAGGAAGAGCATATTTAGTACCATTTTCTAGTATTCCGACTCTACGAAGAACATAACAAGCATTATTATCATAATCAAGTACAAACTCATCATAAGTATCATTATCTAGCCATAACAAATCTTTCGGCAGTTCATATTCAATATCATAAGTTTCACTCGTGCAATGAAAGTGAAGTGCTTTCCCGAGTGGATATAAATCATCTGATGGATATAAATCAGTTGATGGATACAAATATGTTACATCTCCAAGTTTTGGATATATTTTAATATAAATAGGTTCACTTTCATTTATATTTTCCATAACAAGTGTCCCTGTACCTTCAACGGTGTTGGTTATATCTGCTATATCTGATATTTGACCTTCAATCTTATCAACATCTAATCGTAATTGTGATGTTTTAGTTTCTAAGCCATCAGTTTTACTTGCTAATGCTGTTATTTCTTGATTTTGTTTATCAACAATTAAATATGTCTGATTGATTTTTCTATCAGTTTTATCAGCCTTAGTATAATCTGTTTTAGTTAATTTTGGCATTTCTGTATAAATACTTTCTTCCAAACCCTGAGTTATATTTACTTCATCGTTTAGCATTACACAAGAATATGTATTATTGCCTATTTTAACACTATACCTATCACATAAGTCATAGTAAGTGATACCAGGACTCGAGTAATCGTTTAAATAGTATTCTAAGCCATTTAATCTAGTTAGTATATCTTGCAAGTAATCTGATCTATCATTGAAATTCATTATCTGATTGTCTATTATTTTGATTTCAGTAAGTCCATTTGTTGCTATGCTTTCGGCATCCTTTTCATATACATTATCGCTTTCGGAGCTTCTACTTAAAACAATTGAATTAATAGGTCCATACTTTTTACCAAATGTTACATTAACATTTCTACATAAATCTTCATCTATTATATCGTTTGTTTCCGTTATATATCTAACTTCTAATTTGTCATCATCACTTATGCAAATTGTACTTGCCGTTACTTGTGCCAATTCATCTAATACATCTCTAATTGTATAACCTTGCCCTTTATATAGCTCTCTAGATATTGTTTTATTATAATTACTAAATTCCTCGTCAATGTTTTTAAATTCAAGGTCTATTGATGTTGCTATTGTATTTATATAACTCCTTATTGTTATTGGGTAGGTAATTATTTTACTTTCAAATACCTCATCATAATTTTTCATTGAATATAGCATTTTATCATAACAAGTAATATGATATAATTTTGTATCCTCTTGAAATTCACTTTTGTAAACTAAATAGTTACCATAGTTAACATATTCATACTCAGTGCCTACCTTTATACCATATTTATAATTAATTTCTGTATTTAAATCTATAGTTTGCCTATAATCAAATTCTAATACTTTCATAGCAGACTTTAATATATCAGCATTATAGTGTAATTTAACACTAAATAAGTCTTTTTCATCAACGGTTGTATTCCCGTAAGTTAAAAGAGATTTAGCTTCTCTAACAGTCTTTAATTTATTTTTATAATCTTCACTATGTATTTTCATTCAAGTCACCTATAATGGATTGTTTCCAACGAAGTCATAACTAAATGCTTCCTTTTTTTTGATTCCTGTAAATTTTAATGCTAAATCGCCTTTATGAGTTGTTATTGTTTTAGTTGTTCCATCTGGATCATCATAAACTATAGTTTGAGATATAGTTCTAAATATAGAAGTTGTAAGTGTTTCTAAGTCAGCAATTGACAAAGATTTTGCAAACTTAACAGTTATCTTAGGATATGTTCCTTTGAAAGTACCAACGAAGTTTCCGCTTAGTGTATTATAACCAGTATCTGAAGACCAGGTATCATAAAAGCCATAAGTTGCCTCAGTTATGTATTTTCCAATGCTTATACCATTTATTTTTAAACTATCTTTGTTTATAAACATATTTATTCCTCCTAACTATTCGTTGCAAAATCTTTATTCTGCTTTATATTTTGAACTTGTCTTTGTATTAATCTACCATCCAAATAAATATTAGTAACTCCACCATTTCCGTCACCAGAATACTTGCCAATTTCACTAGCAAGTGTTGATAAATAGTCTTGTGTCATAGGGACAACTGCCTCAGGATATCCAGCTTCGCCAATCAAAGCTCTAGTAGGTTGTGTAACTATTCCACCCTTAGCAAAACCTGGAATCATATTTACGATAGAACCTGGCATTAATATTTTCCAAAGTGTACTGAAATTTCCTGCATTCCAAGCATCCTTAATTTCTGCCAAGAAGCCTTTCGGTTTTCCATACAATTCAACACTTGCTGTCGCCTTATAACCATCAATTTTATCTAATGACTTTTTCGTCTTATCTAATAGTTCGTTGTTGGTTTTGTATCGATCACTGTTTTTATCCAATTCTTCATTATCATTTTCTAGTTTTTCTTTTATATTTTCAAGTATTGCCTTATAACCATCTAATCTACTCATATTGTCATCTATTCTATTTTTATTTATTTCATATTCATCAGAATTTTCAGTTACTTTAGAATTCCACTCTTTATATTTGTCTATATTGTCAGAAATATTGCCAGTAAATGTATCAATTTTATCAACCATCGTATCTAAATCGGGTACACTTTTGTTTTTTATAACTTCATCAGTGTTTTTCATTTCATCAGCCCAATTTTTACTTTCTTCTGCGCCTTTACGTGTTGTTTCTATAAGATTTTTGTTATTGTCGTTTAAATCTATTAGTCCTTGTTTAATTTCTTTTAAATCCGCAACTAAATCTCGCCCAGTCAGCGCACTATAAATTAGACTTACACTGATTGCGATAATGCCAATTTGCCCTAACGCTCCCAATACAGAAGACAAACCCGCAAGTCCAGTACCTGCACTTGCCGTACCAATTAAGCTGCCTATATTGGCAATTAATTTTGCTATTGCAATTGCTCCAAATGTAACACCCAAAGCAATACCAACAGCTTTTACCAAGTTTTCATTTTCCTTAAGCCATTTTGCTAGATTTTGTAGTTTTTTTACAATTCTATCATCAAGTTCTGGTATTTCTATTCCGCTATAGTCATCGCCTGAACTAGCAGAAGAACTTACATCTTGCTGTTTTCTTATTACATCGAAATCATAATCTTGTGTAGCCTTATTTAATTTTTTCTGTGCCTCTGTTTGCTTATTTAATGCCTTAGCATTTGCTCTTGCTATATAATCTACACCAGTTAAAGCTTTAACGAAAACATTTAAGTAACCAAGTCCCTTTAGTAAAGCATTACTCATAGCATTTAATAGAGGCTCTAAGAAACTTCCAAGTCCTACCCATACATTTTGTAATTTCTGTGCCAACTCAGTATCTTGAGATAAATAAGACGAACTAGCTTTTGATACCAATCTGTAGATAGATTGTATTCCAAATAAAGATAAAGCAAATTTCTTTAAACTTTTTTCACCTCTATTGAAGCCTTTAGAAATCTTTTCATTCATTACATTTCCTTCATCTCCGGCATCGTTCATACTTTCTTTTAAGGAAATTATTCTATTTTTTGTCCTTTCAATATCACTTTCAAGTTTTAATCTTTCACTTTCACTCATTCTAAGTTCTACTGGTATCTGTAAATCAGTTTCCAAAGACTTAGTCATTATTTGTAAATCATTTTCTAATTTGTTTATTTGAGCATCCACTGATTTAGTATCTAATTCAGTGGCAATAGTAATTTTTCCATCATACATAGTTAGTCACCTCCTGTGATACTATCCCAAAATTCATCTATTTCTTTTTCTTCCTTAGTTTTTATATGTTTATCTTTAAGTGCTAACCTTGATTGAACAGCCATTATCTTATTTTTCTGCTTTTCATCTGTTATTTCACTTAAATCATAACTTCTTATATCTCTAATCTTATTAATAAGGCTATCGCTAGTTAAGCCACTAATAAGGTCGTTATATTCGTACCAATGAAGATATTCCATTTTTCCAATATCTAAATTGCTATAACACTGCCTTATGCTTGTTCTAACATTAGTTTCATCTTGTAAATAGTCAAAATCTATCTCTTCTTCGCTTGTATTTTCTTCTTTGCCGCATCTCAAGTAAATAGTTATTTTATTTTTTAAGATCTTTTCATCTTCTTCTAATACATCACTACCCAGAAGAAGTGTTTCAATAGCATAAAATCTTTCTAAATCTGTGATTTCATCATCTTCTAATGCTCTAAAACAAGCAAGTGCCACTCTATAATCAGTGTTTATTGGATAAATATGACCATTTGCTTCCATTTTCGTTGGATACATTAGATTGTATCTCCATCATTATTTAGGTACTTTTTAGCGAGTTTTTCTTTGCCTTTCTTAAGCTTTATTTGCATTTTCTTAAAATGAGGTTCTAAAGCATCAAATAATTGCAAATACATACCATAATAGTTGGCATCTCCAAATATTTTTTGACAAGAGCCATCACCTAAGAAACTATCAAATTCTTTTCTCATAGCAAGACTCTTTTCTTTCTCAAGTCTAATCAATTTTCTTACTTTTTCTTCCTCATTTTTGCAAGTATTTGATATATCTTCTTTTTCTTTTTGATATTCAGTGTCCAATTTTGCTATGTTATCAGCTGCATTCATTACTCTTTCTGGAAGACTAATATCGGTTAAATCAAACTCAATATAATCATCGGTGTCATTTATTTGAAGTCTATAAAAATCTTCTTTATTTCTTTCTATTACTAACTTTTCCATTTTTCCTCCTTAGTAAAAATGAGAGGGCCTTCACCCTCTCATTCTTAAATGTTACCTATTAATCAGAATTTTTAGCAAATGTTGGAGTATCTCCAGTAAATGTTACGCTTCCTTGAATTGGATCCCCATTTAAGCCGATTGTAAATGTTATATTTGGTGTAACACCACCATCACCACCATAAGTTTCAACTGATATAGTACAATCGAAAACTTGTGCTTTAAATGAGTTAGTATCTGTTGCTTTGTCATATTTATCAATCAACAAGGCCTTTGTTACAGCTTCACTACCAGTTGCTAATTTATATCTCAAACCATTTATAAAATCATAAATAGCATCTCCAAAGTAACATTTCATATTACCATCAATAGTAATGTTGTAACTATCTAGAGTAACTGTTGCATTATCATCGGTAATATAAGTTTCACTTGTAGAACTAGGATTATAATTATAGGTAGCGGTAGTTGACTTCTTACCATATAATCCCCAACTTTCACTTTCGCTACTTGGTGTAGTATCAAGATAAAGTATAATTTCTTTTCTTTTAACTAATTTAGGCATTTTCTTTCCTCCTTTTTTATAATAAAAGGACTCTTTTTTGAGTCCGTTTACATTTTTATTTAAAATAAGTTATTCTCATTTGTATAGCATATCTTGCAGTATTGGTACCAGCATCTAATATAGAGCCATTATTAAGACATTCTATAGAATAAATTCCATCTATATTTGGTAATATCTCATTAGAATTGTTATCTTCTATTAAACTATATAGTTTTTCATAATAGCTACTATTTTCCATATTTTGTATTACATCAGCACCGTAGCTATTAACACTAATCAATTGAAATTGATATTGTCTTAAAGATGAACCATCAAGATATTTTTCTAATATAGGGTCAACCGGAATTGACACAATTGCAAACTCTGTAGGTTCTTCTCCCAAAAAGTCTACATTAATTCTACAATTTTCATCAATAATACCATTATCTATTAAGTATTGCCTTATTTTTTCAATCATTATTTACACCCTCTATTCACATAATTTTGTACTTCTTCAACAACTTTGCTTCCCTGTGATGTCCACATCAACTTATCCCAATGTGCACCAGTTCCTGGAGTGTGATAAATTAGTTGTCTTTCTGTTGGTATCTTAGGTATGCCATATTTTGATGGCCTAGACCAATAACCATAGTCAGGACTATAAAAAGCACCTTTACCTGTTATCTGATCCACATACAAAATTCCATTAAACAAATAATGTGCATCAGGTCCTTGATAAGTAATATTATCAATGTCAACACCTGCTGTTTGATTTAAATGACTTCTAGTACCACCTGGAACAAAAGGTGTCATATATCTATAACAAGATTGAGTAAAAAAAGCCTGTGCTGGACCACTTTTTTGAATACCTAATCTTGCCTTTATAGTACTTATTGGTTTCATTTTTACTGACATTACTTCGCCCCTAATTGAATGTGTTTCATATCATCACTGCCATAATCATTATTAATTAAGGTAGTTATATTATAATTATCAATTTTTAAATCGCTTTGCTTTGTTATTTTATCTTCAATATTACCTTTCACGATAATATCTCCAATAGAAAAAGGAACCTTTTCAAGTTCCATATTTGTATCGTAAGGTATGTATACACTTATATCATTAGCTTTTTCGTAGCCTTTGTTGATACTTGCGCCTTTACCACCTTGCCACATTACATTTTTTATTGGGTATCTATCCCATTCATCAAGTCTTGTACTTGAATTAAATCTCTTATGATAAAGAGTCATACTTGAATTAGTTGTCATTAATATCAGCACCACAATATAATACAGGTACATTATCAACTTTTGTTGTTGACAAATACTCTTTTATAATGCCTTTCAATGCTTTCTTTTTTTCTTCTGTGATAGGTTTATCGTAAGTAACTGAATAACTTCCCACAGTTTCACTAGATTTGGTACCAGTGTCATTATATTTCTTTATTTCAGTTATCAATTCATTTATACACAACTTTAATTCAATGGGATAATCAGATATTTTTCTAAAGCGTCCAGAAGTAAGTTCATCTACTTGTTTTTCTGCTCGATATTCTAATAAATTGAAGGGCATTTCTGAAAGATTGCCCCCCAATTTCTTATACTCTTTGTATTCTAAGTATTGGTCATCAAATTCCATAAATGCCCTCCTCTATATTAGGCAAAATCTACTAATAGATCACTATCTAATTCCTTGATACCATAAATAATATCAAATGAGATTTTGTCTTTTTTAGTATCTTGGTCATAACCAAATACGACTCTTACTGCTAGTCCATCAGCACTAGCAATAGCAGCCTTAGCAGCACCTTGAGGTAACTCTAATTGTCTAGTAACTAATGCTAAACCATTTCTGTGGAAACCTAAAGAGTGTGCCTTATTTATAATTACTGCACTTACAGCAGTAGTAATAGCAAATGGTATTTTTTCAGTTACTTTCAATGTTCCTGCTCCATCTGCTAGAGTTAGATCTTCAGCAACTTCAAATAAGTATCCATTAACAATTAATTTATCTCCTGCTTTAATAGTTCCAGTTTTTGCCGCTCCATCTGATACAGTAAACTGAGTAGCACCTTTAGTACAAGTAACTTTATATGCTGTTGCAGTACCAGCAGTAGCAGAAGTATTTTCAGGTGCATTTTGGCTTAAGAATGAGTTCATTGTATAAACTCTACCTATTTCAGCCTCTTTTAATGCCTCTGAATCACCTTTATAGCATACTTTAGCAAAATTATCTAAAGTGTTGTATTTATACATAGTATCAGTAGCTAATACTAAGTTTCTATTTTTATCCCTTGGTGCTTTCTTCTTATCTAATGCTTTAGCAACATTAGCAATATCTGCTATTACTGGTGTTGCTGATACAGATACTTTAGAACCTGCTTTTTCAACTCCAACAGTTAATAAGTCAATATCTACTGCTTGAGCAATAGCGCTTAATGCTGGTTCAATAACTTGTTTTGAGAAATCTTTAATATCTAAAGTCATTTCTTTAGAAGTTACACCAACAGTAACATCTCTGTATCTGTCCATTTTAACCGGAACAGAACCTTCGCTTATTTCTTGTTCTTCTACTTCTCCTATAAAGTTTTTAGCTACAAATTTGGCTGGTTTACGAACTGTAATAGTATCTCCTACATTTACAAATTCTTTTGAATAATCTCTATGAACTAGATTAGCCATAGTTAGATTTGATTCAAGTACAAGTAATGCTTCGTTTGCAATAACTTGTGGTGTTAATATTTTATTCATAATCTGTTTTCCTCTCTTTCTTTTAATTATTTTGTCTCCATGCTTTATATTGTTCGAAAGACATTTCATCTAAGTTATTAGGTGTTGTATTGTCCCCTTCTCCCATACCTGGCATGTTAACAGGTTGATTAGGATTTTCAAATAATCCTGTTTTGTCTTTTGTAAGACTATCAAAGATTTCCTTAATACCTTTACCTTTATTTTCTGCCTTGTTTAATTCAGATTTAATATCACTAATAAGACCATTTTTTACATAATCACTAGTGAATTTCTTATCTCCAAATGCAGTAATAATATTATTAGTAAGTATTTCATCTTCTTGTTTTGCTTTTTCATCAGCTATTCTTTGAGATTCTTTTTGTTTCATATCATTAATCTCATTTTGAAGTTTAGTAACATCATCAGAACTAGGCATGTCTTTAATTTGATTTTCCAAATTAGTTATTGTACTCTTATAAGTGTTAATTTCAGTTGTTAAATCTTTTTTCACCTTTTCATTTTCATTAGTAACAACTTTACCATGTTCAGTTAAAATAGATTTAACTTCTGCAGCACTTAATTTAACCTTTCCCTCTCCTATTTCTAAACCTTCTAAAAATTCTTTCATATCATATTCTCCTTCCACTTTTTTACAGAGGTTTAGTCCTCCCAGATTTTTAGATATTATCTTTTCTTTCAAGTCTTTAAGATAGACCAAAAAAGCCGATTTCATTCAATCGACTTGTAGTGCATTTTATAAGCACCATATCAAGTAAATAAATGCGGTTTATTCCTACTCGCAACCACCTTTTATCTAGAATTAATCAGTGATACTCCTAGAGAGGTTTAATCGATAAAGATACGCTTTATCTTGTGCCTTATTTACTCGATATGCTACCTATAAGATAGCATAATAAAAGCACTCTATTTTTGAGTGCTTAATAATTCTTTTAAATTTTTATCATATATCTCATATATTTCCCAAACTCCACCTTTAGAACTACCATCTGCCGGTCTTGGATTACTAAGTGAATACATATAATTTTCTTCACTATCATCTACTATTGAGAGCATTTCACCATCTGATGATATTCCAATACAATCATATATTTTATTATCAGTTAATCCATCAACACCAAATGATTCACCTATATATTTCAATTTACCTAATGATTCTAATTCAATATACTCATCGCTTTCACTTTGATATACTTTTACTTTCATATTTTCACTTTCTTTCTTTGGGTTCCTCTTTTAATTTACATTCATATTGTATTCCATTTCTCTCGTAATAATGTACTTGATATGAATAATATTTACCATTAATAGTTCCCGCAACCTTAGTCCAATTGCCAGAACCATATTTTTCTTCTAGTTGTCTTTTTACTCTAATATTTTTTGAAGTACCTTGGCCTGCAATAATTGTTACATTTTCTATAGTTGCATTTTGTGGAACAACCCACTTCTTGATACTTATATTATCACTAAA